ATACTAGACAAACTGAACGAGTAATCATTGCTGGTAACATTATTACAAAGGATAAAAAGAAATGAAAAAATTTTTAAGACGTATTATGGGCATTGACAAGCTAGAACAAGAAAAAATTAAGCTTCTTGAGCAAACTGACCCAAAAGCTGCTGCAACAGCTAAAGGTGAAGCATACATTGCAGTAATAGATACACAAGTTAATCCTGAAAACATTAAAAACGGATTTTTTGAACTAGATTGGAATAATGAATTTATAGAACAGTTGTTAGACGCTGGCTATAAAGGTGAAACACCCGAGGCTATTGTAGATCAATGGTTTAAAACTGTTGTAACACAGATGTTACAAGAAGACGGGCAAAGTACAGATCGAGATATGGGATATATTAATGTAATTCCAATCGATAACGGAAAATCCGAAGTTTCTTAAAAAAACTTCTTGACACTGTATGAGTTATATACTAATATAATTATATGAGCACTTATATTCTTGTAGACACTATGAACACTTTCTTTCGAGCTCGACATGTAGTTCGAGGAAGTCTCGACGACAAAGTCGGTATGGCTTTGCATGTAACTTTTAACAGTATTAAGAAAGCATGGACCGACTTTGATGCAGATCATGTGGTCTTTTGCTTAGAAGGCCGCAGTTGGCGCAAAGATGCTTACGAACCTTACAAGCGCAATCGTAAAGAGACTCGTGATAAAATGACTGCTCGCGAAGCAGAAGAAGATCGTGTATTCTTTGAAATCTTCGACGAATTTAAATCATTTGTACGTGAAAAAACAAACAGCACTGTACTACACAACCCTGTGCTAGAAGCAGATGACCTTATTGCTGGTTGGGTACAATCTCATCCTAACGATAATCATGTTATTCTTAGTACAGATAGTGACTTTGCACAACTTATTGCACCTAACGTAAAACAATACAACGGTGTTAGCAACACCACAATTACACACGAAGGTTATTTTGACGACAAAGGCAAGCCAATTGTTGATAAAAAGACTGGCGAAGCAAAGCCTGCGCCAGATCCACAATGGTTACTGTTTGAAAAGTGTATGCGTGGTGACACTAGTGACAACATCTTTAGTGCTTACCCTGGCGTGCGTAAGAAAGGCACTAAGAACAAAGTAGGTCTTACCGAAGCTTATGCAGATATGACCAGTAAAGGGTATAACTGGAATAATATGATGCTTCAGCGCTGGACTGATCACAATGGTGATGAACACAGAGTCATTGACGATTACAATCGTAATGTGTTGCTGTGTGATTTGTCTGCACAGCCCGAAAATATTCGTGATGAAATAAACAATACAATTAGTGAACAAACACACTCACCTAAAGATTTATCACAAGTGGGTGTGCGACTTCTTAAATTTTGCAATAAGTGGGATATGCAGCGCATTGCTGATCAAATTTCATTGTACTCTACACCATTCCAAGCGAGGTATCCAGCATGATTAATGCAAAAGAAATTTTAAAAAACAAATTTTGGATTGTTACTGACAACGGCGAAAATGTAGGAACAATTGCCTATGATAATGATCATTACATTGTAAATAAATCTGGTAATTTTAAAGTTTGTAAAAATAAATCGTCAATTACAAATCAACTTGGCAAAATGACATGGTCAGATTTATCTATTAAAGAAACTACACAGTATCATGTACACGAATTTCCTACAAACTGTGAACCTTTTAACAGCATGTTTGACATTAAAAAGAAACTGCCATTGTTTACAAAAAGTGAAAAATCAAAAAGTGTATATTGTGCAGGATACTATATTATTAAGTTTAACAAGGGCTGGGTTAAAAGTTTTTGTCCTAAACTTATTACAATCGAACGCTATCATCATAAAGGACCGTTTAAAACTGACTTTGAAATGCGTTCACAACTAAGTAAAGAAAATGCAAGATCAACCAATTAATACTACACCAATAAAAGACTTCGTAAATCTAGTTAAAAGTGCAGAATCTAGTAGACAAAAAGAAATCAGGCTAGATATTGAAAAAGCTAAAAAGTTAAATCATTGTTTAACTTTACTACTTGCACGTCATGTAGAAGACTTAGAAAAACTGTTACTTGACAGAAAAGAAGCACAAGAAAATCCAGTAATAAACGTTCAAATGGACGGCGGTAGTGGCTGGTAAATGATAAATATACGTAGTTAAAGGAACGAAAAGAATGAGTAGGCCAAAGCCTAATGTATTGAAAGAATACACTGACAAAAAAACTTATCGTACTGAGCAAGTTTTACAAGCAGAAGCAATTTGGGCTGTATTTTATCAAAATAAACCTTTTAATTTAAAAAGTTTTAATAGTCTAACAAACTATCCAGGACCAAAATATAAGAAAACAAGCTTTTCTAATCCTGGTCATGCACATAATTTAGCTCAACGCTTAAATAGTATGTGGAACACTGAAGATTTTAAGGTAATTAAGTTTTCTTCAGATAACTTACTGAATGAATAGAGCAACATACACAAAAATTTTTTTAAACACTGCAAAAATCAGTGTTGATGAAGTTAATCTAAAAAAATATTCATCCGAATGGTGGTACAACATTCGTGATAAGCAGTCTGGTGGGTTGCGGCTCACCGAAACAGGGCGTGATTTTCTAAAAAACGAGTTATCTTTAACATTTTACCAAATTAATTTTCCTCCTGATCTTAATATTATGAAAACGAACATTCTGATACACTTAGATAACTTTATCACATGTCCGTATTTTCTTACAAAAAAGTATATAGAAGTCACAGATGACCGTAAAGCCATGGAATTAAGTTTGCTTTCTGGTGATATAGAAAGATACGGCTTAATAAAAGCAATAGAAAAGCAAAAAAACATTTGACATCTAGTGTGTTTTGTCGTATTATATACATAGTTAATAAACAAATACGTAGGTAACACACAATGGACAATATTCGTACTACTTCTCCAAACAATGCAAAGAAAGTTATTTCAGCTGCATTCGATCAGCAACGTCCAATCTTTATTTGGGGTCCTCCAGGTATCGGTAAGTCAGACATTGTTCACCAAATTGGTGCTAGTAAGAATGCTCATGTAATTGACATTCGTCTTAGTCTTTGGGAGCCAACTGACATTAAAGGTATTCCGTACTTTGATTCAACGCAAAGCAAAATGGTTTGGGCACAACCTAGCGAATTGCCTGATGAAGAACTTGCAAGTCAGTACGAACATGTAATTTTGTTCTTGGACGAAATGAACTCAGCTGCTCCAGCTGTGCAAGCTGCTGCATATCAGCTGATTCTTAACCGTCGTGTTGGTCAATACAAGCTACCTGATAATGTTCTTATTGTTGCTGCTGGTAACCGTGACAGCGACAAAGGTGTTACGTACCGTATGCCAGCTCCGTTGGCTAACCGTTTTGTGCACTTAGAGATGTCAGTATCGTTTGATGACTGGTTTGAGTGGGCTGTAACCAACAAAATTCACCCTGATGTAGTTGGTTATTTGCAGTTTAGCAAAGGTGACTTGTATGACTTCGACCCTAAGTCACCAAGTCGTTCGTTTGCAACGCCCCGTTCGTGGTCGTTTGTAAGTGACTTCCTTACTGATAACTATGATTCAGAGACACTCATGGATCTTGTGTCAGGTTCGATTGGCGAAGGCCTTGCTGTAAAGTTTGTTGCACATCGTAAAGTTGCTGCTGACATGCCTAATCCAAGCGATATTTTGGCTGGTAAGGTAACAGATCTTGATACTAACGAAATTAGTGCAATGTACAGCTTGATTGTTGCAATGTGTTACGAACTTAGTCAGTCAGTTAACGACGATAACAGTAACTTTTACGGACAAGTTGAAAACTTCTTGAAGTTCTCAATGAAGAACTTTGATACTGAGTTGGTTGTAATGGGTATGAAACTTGCCCTTACTCAGTACCGTTTGCCGATTGATCCTGATAAAGTTCCTAGCTTTGATGAATTCCACGAAAGATATGGAAAATACATTAAGGCTGCACAAGAGTAAAATTAAACAAAGCGCTTGACAAGTCAGGCGCTTTGTTGTATTATATACATATATTAAACAACAAAGGTGACATCATGTCTGTAGAAGGTAAAAAACACTGGCAACCCGATCCTGATATTACTCCAGAAGAACTTGATCGCATGACTACAGAAGTAATGGATCGTATTACTGTTGCCCGAGTTGGTTTGCTGCTGAAACATCCGTTCTTTGGCAACATGGCTACTCGTCTTAGAGTAAAACCTGCTAACGATTGGCTTCCGACTGCCGCTGTTGATGGTCGTAACTTGTACTTCAATGCACAATTTTTTAATGCAATGGAAAATTCTGAGATTGAGTTTGTAGTTGCACACGAAATTTTGCACTGTGTATTCGATCACCTTGGACGTCGTAACGACCGTGATCCTAAAATTTATAACGTTGCTGCTGATTACATTGTAAACAATCTTCTTGTTCGCGATAAAATTGGTTCAAAGCCTAAGCTTGTTGACTGTTACCAAGACTTTAAATACGAAGGCTGGTCT